GCCATAGCCAGCATGAGACCCATCCCATAATGAAACTGTAAATGAATTGGGTGTCGGTCATGCCCAGCCCCTAACCATGTCCATACCCTTTTGGGTGATGCCACACACAATGCCCTGAGAGCCACTTGTAAGCGCTCTACGGATGCCTAAGTCTTGGATTAGTCCAATGGTGCGTAAATCGCTGCAGCGCTTCCAGTAGCCCTTTATTTCGTGACCAGCCAACGCTGATCGAGCGCCCGCTTCCTCATCGGTCAGGCCAAGAGTTGCGTAGTAGTACTGTTCCAGCAGTAACGCTCGATGGGTTCCCACCCGTATCGGGCTAATTTGCCGTGACGTTTCGGGGTCTGTAGCCCGGAATAGTGGTAGGTCGGTGTATGTCATGTTTCCTCTGACTTTCTGCTATTTGAGTAGCGGTGGTTACTTTACACAATTTAGAAAGTCGGTGGTGGATACCCAATGGAAACAAAGTACCCACCACCTAGCCCCAGCACTGCTCAAACAGTGTCTGGGAATCCTTTATGGCTTAGGCAGTGCGCGCCATGCAGCCTCTAGGGCTACGCCATCCTCAGCGTGGCCACCATTTGATTGTGGCGCAAGTTCTACATGAATCCAGCGCCCGTTTTTTGAGCCACCATTGTTGGTATCAGTCCACTTTTTCCAGCCTGGCTTGCCGTTTCTGTTGCATCTCCAGCCTTGCCACGTGCCGTTAATTAGGCCGCCGTAGTCGTGTACTTCTTCAATGCCTAGCTCTTTGTAGTACTTAACAAACCATTGCATTGCTTGCACAGCTGCAGCGCGCCCTTCTTTTGTGTCCTTAAAACCAATGTCACAAGCTCGGGCTGTTGCGTGCACACTCATGCCTTGCCCTGATCGCATTTCTCTGACCACTAGCGTGCCTAGGTTTGTAAAGGCCCAACGGCGAGAACAGAGATTAACAAATTTTTCAGTGCCAGCCATTTTGGCTGTGGCTGTTTTGTCGTACCCGGTGTATTTCATGGTGCTGGCGGTTCTTGTGGTGGTTCTTTGTCTTTGAGATTATTTGCCGCGACGACCCCCACGAGCGCTCCACCGAGGGTCATTAGTAGAGGATTTAGGGTCTTCCACGTTTCAGCGTCCATCTGAGACATCTCTACGGGTTGTGTCACATAAAGAAGATTGATCAGCATTGCAATAATTGAAAACACAAATACAAATACAAGGCCGACTGCGATGAACAATACGAGTCTTGCTTTGATTTCTGAGTTGGTGAGTCGTGGTCTCATTTTCATACGCACTTTCCTCCTGTGCCGTAAAGCGGTGCGACGGTTGTTTCGACTGTTTCGGTTATTCCGCGTAAGGCTTTGTTTTTGGTTGGTGGGCAGTTAAGGCGTTCACGGTCTGCGCAAGCGGTGAGCGATGCTAAAAACACCAATAGAATCAAGGGTTTTCTCACGATGAAATTCTTGTTACGGTGAATTGTGCGGTTGCTGTTTTTGACAATCCTGTGACAAGTGCAGTCATTTCAAAATAATCAGTGGTCCCGTTAGCTGTCGCAAAGCCAACGCTGTTGAAGTCGTCAATAATTCCTGTCGTGTCTGTTCCGATTGGCGGTGCTGTTACCGCCCCGTTTTTGTAAAGAGCAAGAAGCGCACGAGTGGTGCCTGAAACGTCGTTTATTTGCATCGTGACAAGGTAAGTGCCTGCAATGTTTGGCGTAATACGCGAAGTATTAACGCTGGTGCTATGCCAACCGTAAGGGTCGGTAAGTTCCGTAGTAAATGGGATTTGTAGTGCCGTTCCTGCCACAAGTGAGACCGAAGTGTTAGTGAGTACGCATGTCGGTAACCCCGCATTTAATTCCGCAGCGGTCAGAATCTGACCCGATACGTATGTTCCGAATGTTGCCATGATTGTCTCCCCTTAAAAGGCTAAAAGATTGGTTGTGCTAAGAGTACCGAAAATGGCATCGTTGAGGGTGAAATACTGGTTGCCGTCTGTGGACTCGTAAACAAATGACACAATATGGCTGCCGGGTGTGATGTTATGGCTAATGCCCGACACAATCAGCGTCTGTGTCTCGGTCGCTGGGGTGCCTACTACAAAGTTTTTAACCACTGTGCAAATACTGGTCATGTCAAGGTTCAGCACAATGTTTTGGTCAGTGGCCGATAGCGCTGACATTTCGGTAGATAGCCCGGTAAACCTCAGCACTGGGTTTTTGTACTTGCCAAGCAGATAATTGCCAAGAGCTGCAACTTCTGTGGTCGTGCTGTTAAGCAAGTCCGTCAGTGAGTATTGCTGAGCCTGATAAAGCGCAATGCTGGCCGAGTCGCTGGTTTCTTGTTTTGCCCCTGCTGGCGATTGGGTCACTATGTAGTTGTATAGCAACTCGTCACCAAATTGGTTAATTAGCGACTGATACCTAAGGCCTGTGCCATCAGTGTTAAAAGTAGCGCCAGCCACAGGGTTGAGAACACTAGACCTACCCTTAAAAGTCAGCGTGCCATTAGCAGACATAAACAGATAGCCCTGCTCGCTGGTGTTTACCAGCTGCAGATAGTTAAGGCAGTTAGTGTCCTGGCTAATACTGAAAGCGCCCAGGGTAGATGAGCCTGTGTCAATAGATCGAGCGCCTTGATAGTTAATCTCTGGCAAATCCAGCACAGTAGTAATACGTGCACCACTGGTCTGCACTGTCGTAGCAACAGCGTTTAGCGACTGGTTAGCAAGCACTGTGAACTGGTCAGAACATGACGCGTACATCATGTCTTGGTTACTGATGTCGTAGTCAAGATTCCAGTCAGTAATCAGGCCTGTGTAAATCGGTATGCCATTGGCAAGTATTTGTACTGGGCATCGTGGCAACACAAACGGGTAGTAAGGGCTGGCCGTGTTGCTTGGGTTCAGCACTTGGCTGGCGTTGTCAAAAGCAATAACAGCTGTGCCAGCATTGAACTGGTCTAACTGGCGTGAACGGCCACGGGTAATGCTGACATTCTCTACAAGGCTTGTGAGATCAACAAAGGTCAAGCCACCTAATGTGCCGCGGCCTGCAGTGTCTAAAACACCATAGAAAGCATCGTTTAGTTGAAAGGGTGTGCCAAAGCCAGTGGTGCTTTGAAAGCCCACGAGCACCTGCATTGTAGGAACGCTCATGCTGGTGCAAATACCGTTCCGCTACGGCGCTGGGCCTTTTGGATGGCTGCAATAATGTCCTGACCTACTTGGTCTGGTGTAGATACCAGTCCAGCGTTTACTGTGATGTTCATACCCAAACCACCAGCTTTGTTTAATGGCACAACAGCTTCGGGGCCAGCCTCGCCTATGAGGGCAAATGTTGGGGAACGGACAATGCCCCCGGTAGCCATGGCTTTGTAGTCAAGTCCTGCAGGGTTAGCGCCACCAGCTGCGCTACCTTCGCCACCTAAACGGCCAAGGCTAATTTGACCAAGTGAGCCGATATCTTTGCCAGGCTTAATCAAGTTAATGCCCTTAATAACTACGTTAATCATGGTGATAAAAGCGTTAGCCATAAACTCAAAATTACGCGCCACCTGATTAACGACAGCATTAACTACAGCGCGGAAAGTATCGAACCTTTTGTAAGCCATAACTAGGGCAACGCCTAGGGCAACAATGCCAGCCGTAATCAGCACTGCAGGGTTAAGGGCCATGGCTGCATTAACTAAAACAACTGCAGCTGCTAAAGCACCAAAAGCAACAGCGACAGCAGTAATCAGTGTCGGGTTGTCTTGTGCCCACGTGGCGAACGATTGCAAGACTGGCAGAGCCTTTTCAAGTATTGGCAGCAGTGCAGCGCCTACACCTTCTTTGGCTTCACCAAGGGCAACACCTAAACGCTGCATAGAGCCTGCAGCAGTGTTAGCAGAATCAGTAGCGGCACCACCGAAAGTGACAGCCATCTCAGCCATAACTTCTTCCATGCTTGCGCCGTCTTTAATCATCTCGCGTAGCTCTGGCGACAGTTTCGCAAGGGCAGTCATGTTGCCGCCATACGCCTTTTCTATAGCCTTAGTCACTGTTTCAAGGCTCATGCCTTTAGCCGCTGCAATATCCATAGACAAGTTGGCAGCTTTTTGGGCTTCCTCGATATCCATAGTGGCACGTACCAGCCCAGCCATTGCCGGGCGTAGCTCGTCATCTGTTACGCCCTTTAACTTGCCCTGCTGGGTTATGTACGCTTCAACACCAGCAATTTGTGCGTCAGTGGCTGCAGTAGTTTTCTGTAGCTGACGCGCCAGCATTGCCTGTGCTTGCTCATCTTCCATAGCACCCTTGACAGCGTCACCAAGGCCAGCGACTAGACCACCAAGTGCCACAGCTGCGTATTTGTTTGCCTTGCCAAGCGCGTACTTAGCCTT